GCTTTAGAGAATTTTATGTTAAATCAGATACAGATACTAAAAGTGCTGATGATATTACAAGTAATGTGCCTAGATATATTCCTTCAGGAGTATTCAAACTAGCAATTGCAACTAATGAAAACATTATGTTGGCATTATCTTCTAATGAACAAAATGCAATATATGTTCACCAATATTATGTAACTGGTGGAAAGAGATTACAAAGTGCATGGCATAAATGGACTTTTGGTACTTCTTCTACAGATAAAATATTAAATATAGATTTTATTGATAACACTTTATATATAGTGAACCAGAGAAGTGATGGGGTCTACTTAGAAACAATGGACATATCACCTGCTATAACTGATACCAGTGCTGATTATTTAACACATTTAGATAGAAAAATTACTAATAGTACATCAGGAGTTAGTGAAACTTATAACTCTGGTACTAATCAAACAACAATAACAATACCTTATACAAAGACTAATACATTAAGTATTGTAGGAGCAAGTACAGGTTCAAATCAAGCAGGACAAGAAATTACTATAGTATCACAAACAGGCACTTCTGTTGTAGTTTCAGGAGATATTACTGCTTATGATTATTTTATTGGAGAAGATTATACTTTTACATTTGTATTTTCTCAACAATTTATACAAGAAGCTGATGCACAAGGTTCAAGAATATCTATTAAAGAAGGTAGATTACAAATAAGAAATTGGAGTGTTAATTATAACAACACTGGTTATTTTACAACTGTAGTTACACCAGTAGGAAGAAGTAATTCATCAACAACATTTACAGGAACGATTACAGGAACAGGATTACTAGGTACTGTTAATTTAGCTGATGGTGATTACACCTTTGCTGTTCAATCTGAAAGTGACAAACTTACAGTAACACTAGCTTCTGATAGTCATTTGCCTTGTAATTTTATCAACGCAAGTTGGCAAGGATATTATGTTACAGCAAGTTCAAGAGTATAACCATTTTAGATTAGCAACAGTTGAAGACATTAAATATTTAGCACCTAGATTAAGATTTGAAGATAAAAGGGAAATTTTATCAGCTTCAGGAATGTTGCCTTACCCTGCTTTATATTATTCATATATTAACTCACAGATAGTTTTTACGATTGTTAATTTAAAGAAAGAACCAGTAGCAATATTTGGAATTACAGTTAGTGGTGCAATATGGTTATTAGCAACAGACAAATTAAAAGATATTCAATATTCCTTTTTAAGAGAAAATAAAAAAGTAATTGATTTCTTAAATACAAAATACAAGATTTTATGGAACTTTGTGGATTGCAGAAATTCACTACACATCAAATGGTTAAAGTGGTGTGGTTTCAAATTTATTAACAAGAAAAAATACGGAGTTTTAAATGAACCCTTTTATGAGGTTATAAGAATATGTGTGTAGAACCAACAACAGCTATGATGATTGGAAGTGCTTTGTCCTCTGGAATGGAGTACAAACAACAAAAACAGGTACAAAAGAATACCTACAATGCACAGATTAGACAGAATGAAATAGCAAAGAATAATGCTATTCAAAGATATGCTTCAGAGCAATTAAAAATTAATCAACAAGTAAAAGCTACTCAACAAAAAGGTTATGAAGCTAACTTAAAATCTAAAAGAGCAAGAAGTGATTTTATTTCTGATGTATCAGGTTCAGGTTTAGCTATGTCAGGCTCAACAGAAGCATTAATGAGAGACTTCTACAGAGTAGAGGGTAATTATATGGCTTCATTAAATACTAATCTAAATATTGATATTGCACAGTATGAAAGAAATTTAGAAGCAATTCAGTTTGGTCAAGAAGCACAATCAACTTATGTGCAACCACCTAATCCTGAATTACTATTTGTATCTTCAGCTTTAAATGTGGCTAACTCATATTACTCATTGGAAGCAGAAAAAGAACTTAAAGGTTTAAAAACTAACCGAGAAAAGAGAACTTATAACACCAGTGGTAAAACCTATAACTCACCTAAATAATGGCAAGAAAAACAGATAAACTAGATTTAAAACCTGATGCAAGACAGGTTCTATCCTCAGACTTTAACTTATTTTATACACCACAAGTAAAGCCTGAAATAGCAGGTATGAAAGAATTGACTGCTTCTTTGAATAATTTTGTTAATAATGCAGGTGCAAAAATGGTTATTGCTTCTGAAGTTAAAGAAAAGAAAGTAAATGAAGCTGAAGCCTTAAAAGAATATAATGCAAATAGAACAGCATTTAATACTAGAGTTAATAATGGAACACTTCCAAAAGAAGCTAATCCTTATTTTATTGATAAATATAAAGAGTTAGAACTTAATACTAAAGCACAAATATTTTCTAATATGTTAGGAACTAAATATGCTGAAATGAAAGTTTCAGAAAATCCTGACCCAGAAGCATTTCAAAAGTTTTATGCACAAGAAATTAAACAGTATGTAGCTAAAAATAATTTAGGTGCTTATAAACCCATAGATTTAGAAAATGGTTTCTTTCAAAAAACTTCAGGATTTAAAGCACAATTATTTCAAACTCATGTTAGTTCACAAATGGCTAATATTAGTGAACAATATAAAATTAATTTTCAGAATAGTATTCAAGGTCTTTTTGATGAAAGTAAAAGTTTTGCAGAAATTGGTGCAAACATATCAGCATTTATAAAAGATAAAACTGCAAATGGTTTAAGTAATGGTTCAGCACAAAAGTATCTATTAGAAACACTAACAGATTATGCTGACAAAACTGGTGACTATGAATATGCAGAGAAAATATTAGAAGAACTTCCGAAACATATAGAATTAGGAACTGGTAAATTAGGAGATATTAAAGGTCTTAAAGATGATTTGTTTCAAATTAAAGATAAACTTCAAGATAGAACGACAGCAGAAATAAAAGATAGGAATGAAAGAACTGAAGCATTAAGACAAGGTGAATATCTAGAAGGTCTAACTGTTGCAGATAGATATATAACTTTTAATGAAGCTAAAGAAGAAGACCCTAGATGGGACACTTATTCATCTTATAAAAAAGAAAAAATCAAAAAAATATTTTCTGAGAGACAAACTGGTTTTAGTTCACAAACTGAAATGGGTATTGAAGAAAACTTAAACGAATTAATTACAACAGGTAAATACACTGAAGCAATGGAATTTCTTGTTGAAAATCAAAGTAAAATACAACAAAAATTTTATAATGATTACAAAGATGTAATTAGTAATTTTAAAATTTCAGGTGAAGACCCTTTATTAAATTCAAAAACGTACAGACATTTTGAAAACAGAATAGATGGAATTATGCAAGATATTATATCAAATTCAAAAGGTTCTCTAATAAACAATGTAGACCCTGCTTTAAAATTTCAATTTAGACAAGATGCTATTGAATGGTTAGCCAATCACCCTATAGGAGAAACAGGAAATCCAGTAGCAGGAGAACAGCTTGGTTTTACTAAAGCTGATAGAAGAACAAAATTTAAAGACTGGGTTAGAAATAGATTTCAAGAAGAAGAACAAGAATTAATTGAAGCATCAAAAGATAAACCTACTTATGGAGACGACAGTTCTAGTAAGCAAACTACTGTTGTAAATCCTGAAGAACTAAAATCATTTGAAGTTTCTGAGGTTACCTTTGATGATAAAAAAACAGCTAAAAAGAATACTTATGGTTTTACTGAGTTAGAAATAGCATTAAGAAGAACAGATGCACAAAGAATGAACTCAGCAAATTTTCAAAGTAAATATAAAATAACTAAAGAAATGTTTAAAAAATCCATAGGAGAAACGAATAAATGACAACTATAAGAAAACAAGCACCTAATGGTGAATATTTAGACTTTCCTGAAGGAACTTCTGAAGATGTTATGAATAATTATATGGCACAGGATAAGTTTAATACTTTCCGTAAGAAAAGAGGTGCTATAGCTGACGTAGGTATAGGGGTTGTAGATGGGGTTAGAGATGGTATTCAGTCGACAGTTGACCTCGCAGAGGGATTAAGTGACACTTTAGGAGAAGCGACTAATATTGGTGGCTTTGTATTTGGTAAAGACGCAGAAAATGGTAGAATAGGCTACGAAAACTTCGCAGAATTTAAAGCTAATAAACGTAAAGGTCTATTATTTGGTGAAAAAGGTGTCAATGATGGCTTAACACTACCTGATTTTGATGGAGACCCTCATACATGGCAAGGTAATCTAGCTAAAGGTATAGCACAATTTTCAACTGGTTGGTTCACTGGTGGTAAAGTTTTAGGAGTAGCAGGAAAATTAACTGGTGCGTCTAAGAAAATATCTCCATTCTTCCAAGCATCAAAGACTGGTCAATTTACAAAGATGATGGGTAAAGGTGCAATCGCAGACTTTACAGCATTTAATGAAGAAACTGGAAGACTAGTAGATATGGTAACAGAGTTTGCTCCATCTCTAGAAAATCCTTTATTTGATTATTTAAGTTCAGAAGGAAAAGACGAAGGTTTTTATGAAGCAAGATTTAAAAATGCTTTAGAAGGTGGACTAGTTGGTGGTGGTATTGAAGCAGGATTAAGAACATTTAGATATTTTAAAAATCGTAAAGGATTAGCAGAAGGTAAAGCAGTTAATGAAAAACAATTAGCTGAAGATGAAACATATTTAAAAGAAATTAAAGAGGAAGACATAGTTAAATCTAGATATAAACCTATATCAGATAGTGAAACAATTATAGCTAAAGAAAGTCTTCAAAAAGATTTAGATGATGCAGTTGTAACACAATTTCAAAATGCACAAAAGACTTCACCAAACAAAGAAATGTTTGATGGTAATATTGAAAACTTAGATTTAAGTTTAAACTTTAATGTTAGACAATTTCTTAGTTTAGATAAAGATGGTCTACTTAGTTTAGATAGTTTCAATAAAACTTATGAGAAATTAATTAAAAGTAAAAGAATTATTTTAAGTGATGAAGTTGTAGAGAAAACAGCAAGAAAACTTTATGGAAGTAATCCTAATAAGTTAGAAATAGATATTAAAGACTTAGAAAATGTGATGAAGACAGCACCACATAAAATCATGGCAATGAATAGTTATATTGAAACACTAGCAAATAGTGGAAAAAGGTTAGCTAAATTATCCAATAAAGAACCACAAATTCAAGAATATTTTCAAAAAAGTTTCTTTCCTAAATGGAAAGTTATTAATGAACAAAAATTATCAATAGGAAGAAGTTCAGGTCAGACATTAAGAATGTCAGGCAGAACTGCAAAAAATCCTATAGTACAAGATTTAGATTTAGTTTTTAAAGAAATGGATAATTATGGTGGAGATATTAGCATATTTATAGACCAAATAGCAAAAGCAGGAGATAGTAATATTAGTAAAGTTCTAAACTTTGCTGTTAAAAATAAGACTTGGGACATATTAAATGAAGTATGGATTAATGCACTTTTATCTAATCCTAAGACGCACATGATTAACTTATCTTCTAATTTAACTAACGTATTTCTAAGACCTTTAGAAAAGATGGTTGGCAGTAGAATGTCTTTATCTTTATTAGAAAATCCTGAGAAAGTTGCTATGTTAAGAGCAGAGGGTAGGAGAGCAATTAGCACTTATGTAGGTTTAAGAAGACACTTAACAGATAGTGTTAGATACATGAAATTAGCATTTGCTAAGGAAGATACAATTTTAAGTAAAAGAGGAAAATTAGATATTCCTGAAAAAGCAATTCAAAAGAGAAAACTTGTTAAAGACCCTGAGACTGGATTATTTAAAGAAGTATTAGATAATGATAGTACATCAGGTAAAATAATAAATAGAGTAGGTAAAGCTATAAGATACCCTACTAAATTTCTTAATGCTGAAGATGAATTTTTTAGACAAATTACTTATAGAACAGAATTAGAAAAACAAGGTGTAGACCTTGCAATAGAGAATGGCAAAAGCAGAACTAAAATAGTTGCTTCAGATTTAAAAACTAAAAAACCTATTTCAGAATTTGACCAATTTGTAAGTGATTACTTTGATGCAGGTTTTGATGAGTTTGGTGGTGCATTAAATAAAACAGCAATGCGAAAAGCTGATGAAAATACATATACCCAAGAATTAGATGGTATATTTAAAAAAGTTCAGGATATTGCTAATGATTTTCCTTTCATAAAACAGATTATTCCTTTCATTAGAACACCTGTAAATTTAATGTTAAATGTCGTAGACAGAACACCATTAGGCTTTGCAAGAGGTAAATTTAGAGATGACTTCTTTGGTAGAGCAGGTGCAGAAAGAATGGCACAAGCTAGAGGTGGAATGGCAACAGGCTTAACCCTTTTAACACTAGGCTCTATATTACACAGAGAAGGTATTATTACAGGTAGTCAAGGACAGTTAGCAGGAGAAGGCTTTACAAGTTCAACAGATTTAAGAAATTTAAAGAAAAATACTGGAGCATTACCTTATGCTTTTAGATATTTTGATGAAGAAAGTGGAAAACATAAATATGTTCAATTCGGAAGGTTTGACCCATTTGGTGCTTTCTTTGGCATCATGGCAGATTTTAACGAGCAGTATGACAAACTAAGTGAAGAAGACATGAGACGTGTTGGTGGCAACATGCTTATTCTTTTAGCTAAACAAGGTGGTGATACTAGCGACTATTTATCGACAGCAGATAATTTAGCTAATATTGGTGGTGCTTTATGGACAGGTGCTTCTAGAAATTTAGTAAGTAAAACTTATTTAAAAGGTCTTGCTGATTTTATGGAAGTTTTAACAAGTGATGATACTTCAAAATGGAAGAACTATAAAAATTCTAAAATAGGTTCATTCATTCCTAACGTATGGACAAAACTAGTTAATGACCCTTTTTATAAAGATACTAAAACTATTCTAGATGTCGCTAAGAAAAGAAGTGGCTTTGGAGAAGTTGAAGATAAATATGATTTCAGAGGTAACAAATTAAGAATACATGGTACTGAAGGTACAAGATTATTTAATGGTCTATTTAATCCATTCACAACTTCAGAACAAATTGATGACCCTGTTGCAGAGGAAGTTTTAAGACTAGGTATAAATATGCCTACAATGAATGATACTCTTAGAGGAGACATTGATTTAACTTTATTTAAAAGTGGTGATGGACAAACTGCTTACAATAAGCAAATGGAATTACTAGGTAAAGTAAAAATTCGTGGTTTATCTTTAGATGACAGATTAAAAAATGTAATCAATTCTGATTACTATAATAGATTAAGTGACCCTATAGTTTTAGATAATAATAATAAAGATGATGGGACTAAAGCAAGATATTTAAAACAAATAATCAAAACTTATCACACTGCTGTAGAAGAAGAAATTATTAGAACAAGAACTAACTTTAAAAGTACCAAAGATGATACTGGTAATTTTTCATTAGAAAATTCTATTAAAGCAAGAGATAACTTTAAATTTAAAACCAAACAAGGACTACCAATCAACAATGCTGATTTAGACGGATTATATCAGTTCTCGAAATAAACTATGACACAATTTTCATTTAACACATATACTGGTAATGGAAGCACTACACAGTATTCTATAAGTTACAGCTATATAGATAGTACACATATCAAATGTTATTTAGATGGAGTTTCAACAACTGCATTTTCAGTCTCATCTTCTACAGTTACATTCGATACTGCACCTACAAGTAGTGCTGTTATTAGAATTGAAAGACAAACACCAGTAGATAGTAGACTAGTAGATTTCCAAGATGGCTCAGTATTAACTGAAGCTGAACTTGATATGTCAGCTAATCAAAACTTTTATGCTGTTCAAGAAATTACAGATGACCAATCAAATAATTTAGCACTTACAACAGCAGATGTTTATGATGCACAAAGTAAAAGAATTACAAACGTAGCAGACCCAACGTCAGCACAAGATGTTGCTACAAAAAACTATTTAGAAAACACTTGGTTATCTACAGCAAACAAAACTGCTCTAACTACAGTTAATTCTAATATAGCAAATATAAATGCTGTAAATTCTAACAGCACAAATATAAACCAAGTCGCAACTGATACTGTAGCAATTAACACAGTAGCAACTAACATAACTTCAGTAAATACAGTAGCAACTGATATTGCAAAAGTAATTGCAGTTGCAAATGATTTAGCAGAAGCAGTTAGCGAAATTGAAACAGTTGCAGACGATTTAAACGAAGCAACATCAGAGATTGATACAGTTGCAAACAACATAGCTAATGTAAATATAGTAGGTCTTAATTCAGCTAACGTAACTACAGTAGCAGGGATTTCAGCTAACGTAACAACAGTTGCAGGAATATCAGCTAACACTACGACAGTAGCAGGAATTTCTGGAGACGTTACAAGCGTTGCAGGTATTGCAAGTGATGTATCGGCAGTAGAAAATATTTCAGCTAATGTAACAACAGTAGCAGGTATAGATAGTGATGTAACTTCGGTTGCAGGTATCTCAAGTGCTGTTACAGCAGTAAATTCAAATTCAACAAACATCAATGCAGTTAATGCAAACGCAACAAATATAAATACAGTTGCAGGAAATAACACAAATATTTCTACAGTAGCAGGTGTGTCAAGCAATGTAACTACAGTTGCAGGTATTAGTGCAGATGTTACAGCAGTTGCAAATATTAGTTCAGATATTCAAGCAGTAGAAAATAAACTTACTGAAGTTCAAGCTGTTGCTGATGATTTATTAGAAGCAACTTCAGAAATAGATACAGTTGCTAATAGTATTGCTAACGTAGATAATGTTGGGGGTTCTATTACAAATGTTAATTCAGTAGCAACTAATATTGCAAATATCAATGCTGTAAATTCTAATGCTTCAAATATTAATGCAGTAAATTCAAATTCAAGTAATATTAATACAGTTGCAGGAAATAATTCAAATATAAATACTGTAGCAGGAATTGATGCTAACATTAGTACAGTCGCAGGTATTAGTTCAGACGTAACTTCAGTAGCAGGAATTTCAACTGCTGTATCAAATGTAAATTCAAACAGTTCAAATATAAATGCTGTTAATACTAATTCAGCTAACATAAACACAGTAGCAGGTGATGCGACTGACATTGGAACAGTAGCTTTAGCTATTGCTGATGTTAATACTGTGGCAGGTATTTCTAGTAATGTAACAACAGTTGCTAATGATAGTACTGATATAGGAACAGTTGCAACAAATATTGCTAATGTAAATAATGTTGGTGGTTCTATTACTAAAGTAAATACTGTTGCGACAAATATTGCAGGAGTTAATTCTTTTGCAGAAAGATATAGAGTTGCAAGTACAGACCCTTCAACATCTTTAGATGAAGGAGATTTAACTTATAACTCAACTTCAAATGTTCTTAAATATTACAATGGTACTTCTTGGGTTACTATTGTTGCAGGAAGTCTTACAGATATTGTTCAAGATGGCTCTCCTCAACTTGGTGGAAACCTAGACACACAATCATTTACAGTTGATGGTAGAGATGTTTCAACAGATGGTACTAAATTAGATACAATAGAAACAAATGCTACTGCTGACCAAACAGATGCACAGATTAAAACAGCATATGAAAATAATTCAGATACAAACGCATTTACAGATGCTTTACAAACTAAATTAAATGGTATTACCACAAGTGCTACTGCTAATCCAAATGCTATAGATAATATAGTTGAAGACACAACACCTCAACTAGGTGGAAATTTAGATTTAAATGGAAATAACATTAGTGGAACTGGTGGAATACCATCAGCTAATTTAACTGGAAATGTTGATGTAGCAAGATTACCTTCTACAGTTCTAAATTCTAATATTGATTTAACATCTTTATCAGCATCAAATTTAACAAGTGGGACAGTTGCAACTGCAAGACTTGGAAGCGGTACTGCTGATGCTACAACTTTTTTAAGAGGTGATAATACTTTTGCTTCTGCTGGTGGTGGTAAGGTTTTGCAAGTTGTTCATGCTAATACTAGCACACAAGTATCTAGTTCATCTAATACTTTAGCAGATACTACTTTAACTGCTTCAATAACACCATCTGCAACATCAAGTAAAGTTTTAGTAATAGCAACTCACAATAGTAATTATGTTAGTACTGGTAATACAAACCATGCTTTAAGACTTGTTTTACTTAGAGGTTCAACTCAAATTGGAAGAACAGGAGCTGTGAATTGGGCTGGTGTTAACCAAGCAGGAATAACATCAAGTGCAAGTTTTAATGTTGTAGATTCACCTTCATCAACTTCTGCTTTAACTTATAAAACACAATTTGCAAATATAAGTAGTCTTGCTTCAGCAGTAGTACAAAACAGTTTTGGTGGTTCTTGGGATACTACTTCTTACATAACTTTAATAGAGATAGGAGCATAATGATATTAAAAGCAATACTTAAAATAAATCCTAATGCAAAAGTTTCTGTAACTGGTTCAGACATTGATACTTGTAATATTGAATGGCATGATGGAACAACTCCAATATCAAAATCAGATATTGAAGCTAAAATAACAGAATTAGAAACTGCTTATATTAACAATAAGTATCAAAGAGATAGAGCAGTAGCTTATCCAACATGGCAAGACCAAATGGATATGCAATACAAAGACTTACTAAATGGTACTACTACTTGGAAAGACGCAGTAGCTAAAGTTAAATCAGATAATCCTAAAGGCTAATGGCTAGAAAAAAACTTAACCAAGTACAGATGTATGCAGAGCAAACAACTGGGGTTAGGCTTTCAAGCCATGAGAAACTTTGTGCGTTTCGCATGAAGGAACTTCAAGATAGTATTAAAGAGTTAAGTATAGAAGTTAAGTCTTTGAGACAAGATGTGTTAAAGGGTAAGGGTGCATTAAGTGTCCTTGTGTTTTTAGGTACACTTGTTGCAGGAGTTATAGGGTACTTTCAATTTAAGTAGTGATTAAGTATGTTTTAATACTTCACTTATGCTCTCTAATAACAGGAACTTGTCCATCAAATCAAACTTTAGGTTATGAGTTTGATGACCACTACACTTGTGTCAACGCAGGTTATCAACAATCATTTATAAGTTTTAATAGTCTAGACCCTAAAGAAATTAATAATTCAAAACTCCATGTTAGGTTTGAATGCAGAGAAATAAGAATTGAAAAAATATGACACTACCAGACACATTAAATTTACTTTGGTTTCACAGAAGTAAGAACTACAAAAATTTGATAGTTTTTTTAGGATTGGTAATTTTATATTGGCTATGAGTTTTTGTAATACTTGCCACCACCCTTGTCATTGTGGAGAAGAAATAGATTTACATGCTGATGAGTATGGAATTTGCACTTGTGATGGGTGTGAATGTAAAAAAGTTAAAGAAGAAGATAAAACATGGGAAAATGAAATAAAATATGAGTAAAGATAAATTAATAGAACTACATTCAATACTAGCAGAACAGCTATTAAAGAAAGTAAAAGAAGAAGATGTAAAAGCTAGTGACCTTAATGTTGCTAGACAGTTTCTTAAAGATAATGGCATTGACGGATTACCAACAAACGATAATCCTTTAGGACATCTAATAGATGAACTACCATTTGCAGAGAAGAAACTAGTTAAAAATAACTAACAATTTCAAGGGTTTATGCACGAAAAACTAAAAGATTTTAGAAATTTTTTATACCTAGCATGGCGACATTTGAGGCTTCCACCCCCAAGCACTATGCAGTATTCATTGGCAGACTATATTGCTAATGGAGACAAACGGACAATCATAAGTGCGTTCAGAGGTGTAGGGAAAAGTTGGATTACTTCAACTTATGTATTGTGGAGATTACTACTCGACCCACAAATAAATATATTAGTAGTGTCGGCTAGTAAAAATAGAGCAGATGATTTTAGTACGTTTTGTTTAAGACTGCTATCGGAGATGCCAATACTTCTCCATCTAAAGCCTAAAGGTGACCAAAGACAATCTAAGATTAGTTTTGATGTTGCACCTGCTTTAGCATCTCACCAACCTTCAGTTAAGTCTTTAGGTATTACTTCACAGCTTACTGGAAGTAGAGCAGATTTAATTATTGCAGATGATATAGAAACTTCAGGAAATACTCAGACACAATTTATGAGAGACAAACTTGGAGAAGCAATAAAAGAATTTGAAGCTATTGTTAAACCAGAAGGCTCTAGAATTATATTCTTAGGTACACCACAAACAGAACAAAGTATTTACAACAAGTTACAAGAGAGAGGATATAAGATTAGATATTGGACTGCTAGATACCCTAGTGAGAAACAATTAAAATCTTATGGTTCTAACCTTGCACCTGTTATTGCTAACACTTGGCAACATGACCTTATAGGTAAAGCTACTGACCCATTAAGATTTGATGAAAAAGATTTATTAGAAAGAGAAGCTAGTTATGGTCGTATAGGCTTTAACATGCAGTTTCAATTAGACACTACACTAAGTGATTTAGACAGATACCCACTTAAACTTAAAGACTTAGTAGTCCTTAATTTAAACCCTACTACTGCTCCTGAGAAGGTCGTATGGGCTAGTTCTCCTGAATTACAATGGAATGACTTACCTAATGTTGGATTGCAAGGAGATGCTTATTATAGACCTATGCAGACACAAGGGGATTGGATAGATTACACTGGTTGTGTAATGTCTATTGACCCATCAGGTAAAGGTAAAGATGAGACAGCTTATTGTGTTACTAAAATATTAAATGGAAATATTTATGTAGTTGCAACAGGGGGTTATAACTCTGGTTACTCTGAACATGTCTTAAATAAACTTGTAGAAATTGCTAAGAAACATGAAGTACAGAAAATACTAATTGAAGAAAACTTTGGTCAAGGTATGTTTGAAGCATTACTTAAACCTTATTTAACAAAGAACTATCCATGTACTACAGAACTAGTAAGACAAACTAGTAACAAGCATAGAAGAATACTAGACACTCTAGAACCTTTGTTTGCACAGCATAGAATAATTATAGATGCTAGTGTTATTAGAAATGACTATGAGGGGACTAACAGTCTCTATCCACCAGAACAGGCTTTAAGATACCAATTAATGTATCAAATAAGTAGACTACAAAAAGGTGCAAATACTCTATCGCAAGACGATAGAATAGACGCACTACAAATGGCTTGTCATTATTGGATATTACAACTTTCAAAAGACCAAGACATGTCCTTTAAGACAAGAAAAGAAGAATTATTTGATAGAGAATTAGAACTTTTTTTTGGACAAGATAAAAAAGACAATACATGGTTCAAAATATAAGAAAATACACAGTTTAAATAGAAGAAATATCTAGGTGCCACTATTAGATAACACTAAATATTAGACACTAATAGTCTAACTATTAGTTATCATAAGTTAATTCATTGAATATATATAATAATGTTAATGAAGTGTTACTTATAGAGACACTAATAGATAAACTGGTAGTCATTATTATTGATTATAAGAAAAACAATCAACAATATGTAATAATGATAATGTAGAGTTACTTATAGTGTGACTAATAGAGAGGAATATACTAACATGAACAATGATAAAACCTTATATCTTAAAGCCTTATGTCAAACTAAAGGCAATAAGAAGGTAACTAAAGATATGGCAGATGCTATAAAGTATCTAAATAAGAAGAATGACCTAAATATTAGCTATAAAGCTGATAAGAAACCTTTAAATCCTAAAGAAGACCAGTTGCAGGGCAAAAAGTTTATCTTGGAGTTCACAGAAGACTTTCTTGGACATGCAGTTGATTACTCACTTGATGATAAAATAGAGGGTATTTTAGGTTCGCAGAATAATTTCTAAACAAAATGTGACTGCATCACGTATAGGCTCAGATTTTAAATTTCCCCCTATGGGTGTATTATAAATATAATGAAGGGGGGTGTGGTATGATAGGTATATTGTAACCAGTGTTGCACTGGATAGAACTATTATTTATATTCTATAACAAATGGAACTGGTTATTGTAACCACTGCATAGCTATTTACTTAGATTTATAGTTGAGAATGATTCTTATTTGCAAATTAATCAATTTTTTTATTTGCCTTCATGTCTCTCATTATCTGTTCTAAAATTTTTAAGCCTAACCAGTAGCCTAACCAGTAGCCTAACCAGTAGCTAACCAGTAGCCAAACTAAATAAAACTAAAGGCTTGACACTGTTGCAATGGTGTCTTATACTTGTGCATATATAAAAATAACTAACTAGAGGTAGATAGATATGAGTGCATACCAAGTAACAGACAAATGTTTATATGAAGTAATGAACTTAATTAATAAAGTTTATGGCTCAGGTGAGCATTATAAAGACAATCAAAAAATAAAAGAAACTTGCAAAAATAAGCCTGAAGTCTTTTTTAAATGGTTAAGTGACTTGAATAACTGGTCATTGGTTGAGCGTTACCCTGACTTAAAAGATAATCCTGAAGGTATGATTATACCATTAAAGTATAATGAGCAGGAATATCTTAAAGTTAAGACTGATAATGATTTTATGCAGTGGTTTAAATCAGGTCAATCTTTTAGTTACCAAAGTTGCGAGGGTAAAGCAGGTAACTCTCAATTATATAGAAGCATAGATTTTATGGTTAATGAGATGGCAGGTGTAATTGTCTCAAATTTAAAGACTTATGAAACTGCGAGGTGGTCATAATGAATAAGTATAATATCAAAGTAAATAAAGATTTCTTAGAAGCAAGAAGTCTTAATAATATTGTTATAAGACCAGTTAATACTATTTATGATAATTGCAGTGGCAAGTATAATACTCATATTTTAGATAT